AAATAATTTTTCAAAAATAGAGTTAACTCATACAGTAAAGATTTCAGCAGATAAGAATTCTTTAACTTATACTAAAGATAAAGCATCATCTCCAGATATAGTAAAATTTGACGGAACAGATAGACAATCAGAGTTAGAGTATGTTTTGACACAAGAATATATAAATATTAATCCTGAAGAATTAATAAATAATTTAGAACCTAGATTATTTGAAAGTAAAGCTTATTACAATTATGATTTTAATCCCAAAGAATTTTTATCTCCTATTAAATTATGTATGAAAGAAAAAGAACAGAAAATAGTTGGCAGATTATTTGGTTGTGGAAAAACTAAAGTAAAACATATTGTATCTTACCTGAATACTTTAATAGAAAAAATAGTAAAAATGTTTGATGGTCAAATGATTGTTATAGAGGATAGTAAGAAAAAAGAACAAATACATGAAGCATCACAACTGCTCTGTAAAGAAGGATTTTACAGTTTAATGTTAGATATAGAAGCTCACAATCAAAGTATGCAGGTAGGTAATACAAAACCATTGTTAACTGAAATATTTAAAATATTTGGTAAAGAAGAATATGCTAAAATTGTTTATTTATTTAATCAATCAACAGTTTATTATAATAAACAATATAAAAAGGAAGTAATTGTTAGCCAAGGACAATTAGGTGGTATAGAAGGTTGGTTTAATCAGTTTTGGACATTGAAAACACTTATAGCCGTTATGCTCCTAAAGGAAAACAAAATTTTAGATGTTAAGAAAATAATGGTGTATTCTGACGATGTTAATATAATTTTTAAACATGATAACCTAGACTCTACAGCTATTAATAATATCTATAATCTAGTAGTAAATCATTTTAGGGATTTTGGATTTTGTGTAAAACCATCACAAACAATAATTTCAAAATACAGATCAACATTATTGAGAATTCATTATTACAATGGACAAAAATGTGAAAATTCTATCAAAAAATTAATGTCTATGTCTGCTATTACTGAAAATTTATTTGTTAATGAAGAAATTGATATTCAATCCTTAGCTAACAGTTCTTCTAATGCATTTGAAAATAGTAATTGTATAAAAACTTCATTATTTATCAAATGGTTTAAGAGTTTACTATTACTGAAAAACACTTGGACTTATGTAATTAGTAAATACGAACAATTTAAATTGAATAATTTCATTCCGGTAGAATTAAGGAGTATTTATATAAATGAAAAATCAGCAAGAGAATTATTAAATTGGGAAACAGAGTTACCTATAGAAGAAAGGAGTTACAAAGGGTTAGATTTAAGATTTAAGAATTACTTTGATTATTATTATACAATTCATGGTGAGGAAATAATTAGACATACAGCATTAAATATAGAATTATCATTGATTTATTATTTATATTGCACTGCTCCTACAGACTTTGGTGGTTTAAATTGTCAACCTCTTAATATGATCTTAATAATCGGTAATTCAAATACTAAAATTAGATCTTTAGAAACATTATTTAAAGTTATTGAACGTTATGTTATTAACACGGAAAAACAAATTCAATTAAAGGAATTCTTTACACACAAATTTACTGTTAGTGAAGAAATATTGAAGGAATGTGATAGTTTATTAGTTGAGGAATTTCCTATTGATGGTAGGATTCTCAGGAGTAATATATTAATACAAAAGGAGATAACAAGTTTAATAAGGAAAAGAGTTACTAATACTTATGTGAAAAGATACTTAAATTTGGGTAATTTGAAATCAAAAATAATAAATGATATAATAAATCTATTAAAAGAGAAATTCCATTATAGGATTGCTTCATATTATTATGAATGTTCAGCATTACAGTACACTAATAGCTTATTTTCTAAATTAGAATCTTCTAGAAATTTTGCTAAAAATTTGATTAAGAATACTGACATTTTACATCAACTTTTTATTATTACCAGAAGAAAAGTAAATCATTTTTTCAATGATGAATTAAGTTATAATAATTTAATGGTAGGAAAAAAGCTTTTTAGTTACGACTATAATAATAATGTTTTAATTAACATGACCAGTTACAGAAATAATCTATATGAGAAAATTACATTCATAGAAATAAGTGAGCCAATAGTAGATTATTGTTATCAGTATCCAAAAAAGTAGTTGATCTCAATATTCATAAGACAGAAAATTATATAATTAAAGACGGAGTTAAATTTTATAAAGATTTGGGTGTCCCGAAAGGTATGAGAATAAAATATCAAAAAGAAGATGAAAGAAAACATTATCCATCATATGAAGCTTACAAGATTAGTCAATTAATGATAGTTACAAAATGGATAATATCAAATAGCACAAATAATTATATAGACGAATCTATAAATTTGAATTATATCATATTATGTAATTATTTATTGAAATTCTATACAGATAATACTTACTATGAATTGTACAATCATTATGGGATACCTACAGGTGGAGAAATCTTACATAGAATATCCAATATGCAGTTTCGAAGCAATTCTTATAATTTCTGTATGAGCAAGTATGTTAACCAATTTGTTTGTAGTATAGGGAAAGAATTTACACAATTATATAGTGATGGTAATATAAATTTTTCATTAATTAAAAATATAATTAGAGGTAAATTGGGTTATTGTGAATATTTAGGAGTAAATAATGATCATATTAGAAAATCAACAGAGATAATTACAGGTCCGGATTTTATAGAAAATGTTCATATAAATTATATTTATGTACCAGATAATTCAATCTTAACAACTTTAACAGAATATGGTAAGTCTATAGCTGCTCATAAAGATATTTCATCTATAACAGAATTACTGAGTAGACAAGAACCAGAAGATTTAATAGGATATTTAGATTATAAAGGTAACGAATCAATAGAAGAATTAATTAATAATAGTATTTTCAATTTTTATAATGATATGCTATATAATAACAGTTATAAAGGTTTTGATTTATCACCGGAAATTTGTTGGGAGAAATTCAAAATAGGTTTCGATAAAGAGTTTACAACTTATCGCAATATGAATAATGAAGAATTTATACAGTTTGCACAAAATAGTGTAAAACAAAAATTAATTACTAATCGAATGGAAACTCTCAATTATAGTAATGAAGAATTGTTAGAATTAACCTTTACATCTTGTGATCATTTATTAGGTGAAAATAGAATAAGAGAATTTACTAGAAAACTGACAGAATTATTGAATAATCTACCATTAATAAGCAATAGTAGTAGTTTAGATCAAGACCCATATGAGAAATTAATTATTGAATTTAATCTGACTAAGGAAAAAGTAGCTCTCCAGTTGATTTTACAATTTATGTCTTTATACTGTTTAGATTTTAAGTTGAATAATAAACAAACAATTTATTTAGATGTGGAACAAACAATAGAAAATTTCAATAAGCGATTTCATAGGATGAGTTTTAATATTATATTAGACAGAAATCTTATTACTGCAATAACAATAATAGGGGCAGATTACATTAAACAAGTTTTCAAAAATCAAAGAAGCAAATTATATCATTTCTTAAGATTCTTAAAGAATAATATGATATTGCAGTACACTAGGCAGGAAGCTACCAGAGAGATTATTATAACTAATGAATTTGATATGGATCGTGAATTACCGAATTTTAATAATATAAAATACCATCAAGAAATAATAGATTTAAAACTTATAAAAAATGGTAAAATATTAAGTCATATAATGTCAGCATATAAAGAAATGTCCTATTTAATAAGTCATCCTAATTCTTTCTTTTCTTTAACAGCTTCTGATTCTTTTTGTGCACTTTATATGTTGGCTAATAATATTAAAGATGAATATCCTAATAATTTCAAAATTTGCGACTTAACAGCAGGTAGAGGTGATGGTTACGTAGCATTGAAAAAGAATCTATCAGGTTATATAATACATTCTTATTCTATAAAGACTGTCTTTACAAAATTGGGTTACTATCCTAAAGCTATAATCTATAAAGATTATGATGTTTTTAACTTTGAAAGCATATATTTCTCCTTAGATTATGATATAATAATTATTGATATATCATTTGTTAAAATTAGTGATGAAAGTAGACATAAATTAACAGATACAATATATAATCTCGTTATAAGACATAATAAAATAATTTATTTAAGAATAAATTCATTAAATATATCCAGCTTATTCAATCACTTCAGTAGAAA